GCGGAAGATTGGGCTTCAAAGAATACGTGGTTCGGGAAAGATGAACCAATGACCTTGACATCCTTCTCAATTCATCGTAAACTAATGGAAGAAGGATTTGACCCGCAGTCCGATATGTACTATAATGAAATAGACAAAAGGATGAAGGACACTTTCCCTCATAAGTTTGAACAAAGTTCAACGCCGACTCAAACGGTTGCCTCTGCTAATAGAGGGGGACCAATCAGGCGCAAAGGCACAGTGAGACTCACACCATCACAAGTAGCCATTTCAAAAAAACTAGGTGTGCCACTAAGCGAATATGCGAAGTACGTGAAGGAGTAGGCATATGGAAAAAAAAATGAAAACAAAACTACCATCACGCGAGTCCGAAACCCGAGTTAAAACCGAACGAAGGAAACCATGGGCTCCACCATCACAACTAGACGCACCACCTGCGCCAGCCGGTTTTAAACACCGCTGGATAAGGGCTGAATCTGTAGGACAAATGGATCAAAAAAATGTATCCGCTAGACTACGCGAAGGATGGGAATTTGTCAGAGCTGACGAATATCCTGATGTTTCATGGCCCTCAATTGATACAGGTAGATATAACGGTGTTATAGCTGTTGGAGGTTTAATGCTAGCAAGGATTCCATTGGAAACCGTTAAAGAGCGCGAAGCCCATTTTGCACAAGTAACGCAGGATAAAGACGACGCAATCGCAAACGATCCTTTGAAGGACCAACATCCTAGCATGCCGATCTCAAATGAGAGAAGCTCTCGCGTAACCTTTGGTGGCGGTAAGAAGAACTAGTTTTTTTCTCCCCATAAGTTACAAAATTTTATTACATCCATGAGGGGTGTGGTATAACTTATATTACTATGAGGATAAAATCATGGCTAATGTTGACGCGGCCTTTGGGTATAGACCTATTGGGAGAGTTGGCAGTGGCGTTAATAACGCAGGGGTTACCCTGTACACTATCGGAGACAATTATGCGACATCCATTTTTAAGGGTGATCACGTAATGCAGGCTTCGGGTTTAGTAATTGCTGGAACAGCTTCCGGCTCTACTAACCTTGGTGTTTTTAACGGTTGCTTCTATATTGACCCAACTAGCAAAAAACCTACATGGTCCAATTACTACAGTCAGGTAAATGTAACCGCTTCAGGTTCCATTTCTGGCGGTACTACAATTGACGCGTATATCTATGATGATCCGTACACTCTTTTCGAGGCTCAATGTGATGGCACAATAGCTAAAACAGATATTGGTAAAAATACTGATTCTGTACTTGGTACTTCTAGCACTGTTAACGGTCTGTCTGTGACAGAAATTGACAGTGGTTCAGAAAATACTACAGCTGGCTTGCAGGTCAAAATCATTGGGATTACAAAAGATCCAGAGAACGATGATGCTGATAGTGCAAATGCTAACTGGTATGTCATGTGGAATGAACATGTCAAGTTTAGTAGCACTGGTATCACCGGAACGTAATAGTTAGGAGAGAATAAATGGCAATTTCAAGAATGCAATTGGTCAAAGAACTCGAACCTGGCTTGAACGCTCTGTTCGGATTAGAGTATGACCGATACGAAAACCAGCACACAGAAATTTTCGATTCTGAAAGTTCTGATCGTGCATTCGAGGAAGAAGTAATGTTAGGTGGGTTTGGTAATGCAGAAGTAAAACCGGAGGGATCTGGTGTTGTCTATGAATCAGCACAAGAAACTTTCACTGCTCGCTACACTCACGAAACTATTGCTTTAGCTTTCTCATTAACTGAAGAAGCTGTAGAGGATAACCTTTACGACAAAATCAGCACTCGATACACAAAAGCATTGGCACGTTCAATGGCAAACACTAAGCAAATAAAAGCTGCTAACGTTCTTAACAGAGCGTTTAACAGTTCTTATCTTGGTGGTGACGATAAGGAGCTTTGCGCTACTGATCACACTACTATGGCTGGTGACCAAAAGAACGAATTGTCAACTGCTGCTGACTTGAACGAAACTTCGCTCGAGCAAGCAATGATCGATATTGCTGGTATGAAGGACGAAAGAGGAATGAAAATTGCTCTTCGTGGAATGAAAATGATCATTCCTGTAAATCTTCAATTTACAGCTGAAAGGTTGATGAAATCTGCAGGTAGAGTAGGAACTGCTGACAATGACATCAATGCAATCAAATCTATGGGAATGGTGCCACAAGGATATGTGGTTAACAATTTCTTAACTGATACTGATGCTTGGTTCTTGAAAACAGATGGCCCTAATGGACTGAAAATGTTCACTAGAGCTCCTATTAGAACTGCTATGGAAGGCGACTTCGATACTGGAAACGTTAGATATAAAGCAAGAGAAAGATACAGCTTCGGCTGGTCTGACTGGCGCGGAATATTTGGCTCTCCAGGAGCTTAATCATTAAAGAGGGCGTTCCTCGGAACGCCCTTTTTTACTTGCGTATATTAATAAAGATTAGTATATTCAAATTTCCTAGCATTAATTTAGTTATGTAGACTGGCTAGGCAGACGGTATAAAGACTACATGACAAAAGGTTTATACAACCAAGGAGAAAATTATGGCTAATACTAGCTTTGTGGGTCCAGTAAGATCCAAAAATAATTATAAATTATATAGTACTACTGCTTCAACAGGTGTTGAACATGATAGAACTATAAGTGATCCAGCGATGGATGCTAGAAGAGTTTATTTAGAAGAATGGTTTTTACAAAGACCAGGTCTTAATGCAAATATTGACCAAGCATCAACAGTTGAAGTTCAACGTGCGTTGAATAGAAACTGGGAAGCTCTTGGAACTAATATGACAACTGCATTATGTACATTTGCTACAACTTCAGCAGGAGTTTTAGCAACAACAGCAGGTGCAGACGAAGACCAAGCAATCTTAACACCTCACTTAGATACTGCGGCGACAGCATGGGCAGGAACTTTATGGGGAACAGAAAACTCTGTTAGTTTTGAAACATCAATTATGCTACCAGCACTTGATAACCAAAAAGTTTGGGCTGGCTTAAAGTTAACTAATGATCAATTAGTTGCAACTGATGCTAACCAAATATTCTTTAAGTTCCAAACAGATGCTACTAATAGTGAGGCATTTACTACTTTCGCTAACTGGCACGTAGTGCATAGTATCGCGGATACTGATTATATTAGTAGACTTCCAATTGCAGTTGCAGCTAATACACCTTATCACTTGAAAATTGAAATAGATAGTGATAGAAAAGCTACTGTTTTTGTTAATGGTGTGCAGTATAATCTTACTGGCACGTCAGGAAGTACAGGTGGAACAGCAGTAACAGCAGTTCAACCAGGTGTTGCAGCTACTAAATCTGCGGCTTTAACTAATGATATTGATTTAATTCCATACATTGGTATTGAAGCAGGTGATGGCGCAGCAGAAGCGGTAAACGTACATTACGTTGCTTGTAGTAGAAACGTATACGAATAATAAACTTTAATGGAGCGGGGGTGAAAACCCCCTCTCTCCAACAGGAGGAAAAATGGCAGACGCAGTAACAAGTCAAACACTAGCAGACGGCGATAGAATCGCTGTCATGAAATTTACAAACTTATCAGATGGTAACGGAGAAAGTTCAGTTAAAAAAGTTGATGTTTCAGCTTTAGCTAATAATTCAGCAGGAGCAGCATGTGCTCATGCTACAATCAATCAAATTTGGTATGATATAGGTGGCATGCGTGTAGCTTTGGAATGGAATGCAACAACAAATGTTGTAGCAGCAGTTCTAGGTGGAAGTGCAGCAGCAGGAAATGTTTCAGGGCATATGGATTTTAGATCATTTGGTGGTATTAAAAATACATTAGCATCTGGGTATGATGGTGATATTGATTTAACAACAAGTGGTCACACTAATTTAGATCACTATACTATTGTATTAGAACTAGCTAAAAATTATTAAGGGGTTTAAATGGCTTATTCAGGCACACAAACCTTTAATCTTCAGATCGAAGAAATTATAGAGGAAGCACTAGAGCGCTGCCAATTGGAAGCGCGCAGTGGCTATGATTTAAAGACAGCTAAACGATCCCTTAACCTTATGTTTGCAGAATGGGCGAACCGTGGATTGAATCTATGGACCGTTGCCTATGCTACGCAGACACTGACAGCTGGAACAAATTTCTACGGGATTGACCAAAAGGTCGTAGATATTTTGGACGCAACAATCACAACTACAACTGGCGCAACTGCAAATCTGGAAGGTGACAGTAGCACGACTGATGTTTCTGTT